CAAGCTAGCGGTGGTGGAACAGCTGCGCCTGTGATTATCAACAATGATAATTCATCGCCATCATACAACAGCTCGCATATTAGATATGACCAGAACATATCACCATATGACATGCAAGATTATATGAGACGCGGACTGATTCCCCCAGCAATCGGTGCACACTATTAAAAAAGGGCCCCGAAGGGCCCTTTCCTTTATCAATCTTCTGCTGCAAGCTTAGCGAAGTAACTCATCGTGTCGTCTTCGAGCTGAGTATTCTCTGCACTTGGAAGCTCTCGGGCATGAGTTTCAGGCGGTGAGGATTCTACCTGACCAGAGCCAAGACGATCATAAGGAATCTCATCGTCCAGGGCAGCTTCCTGCTTCTTCGTGCGAGGCGCACTCTCACCAAGCACAAGAGCAAGACGTGCCTTAAGCTCATCATAGCTCTTGTAGTTAGCAGGATCGGTCCATTCAGAAGTGTCGTGCTGCTTGTTGTATACAGCTTCCAGCTGATCATCAGCTCCACCGAACAGTGCGGCAGGCATCTTGAATTCAGACTTGTCGTAGTTCGGGTAGCCATCTACCTTGCGAACCTTGAGAACGAAGTCTGCACCTTCCCACATATCAAATGGGTTCATCGGCTTCTCATCAGGAAACTGCGGCTGCATGACATCCATGATTTTATCAAAGATTCGCTTGCCAAAACGGAACAGCTTGACCTGACCATTGTTCTCGGGGTTGGCAGGATCTTCGATAATCAGTACGTTGGCAATATAACGAAGGTTACGCTTGCGCTGACGAACGACTGCTTGCGCTTCACGTTCGTCCATACCAAAATCGCCGGGGTTGTTCCACATGCGACCGTTGAGCTCACCAACCGGATCTTGCTGGCCAATCGAAGTCAGAGACTTCTCAATATACCACTGACCAGTCGGTCCCTTGAACGCATGATCCCAGTAGCGAGTCCATGGAGTTGCACTCTCGTCCTTACCAGGAAGGAAACGAATCACTGCATAGCCGTTGCCAGCCTTGTCTCGGGTCGGCTGCCAAAAGCGATCGTCTTGTCGGGAGTTGTTGTTCGTACCAGCAGCCTTCTCTGCTGCTTCAACCAGATCGGAAACGTTGGTACGGTTACGTTTGAGTGCTGCGAATGACATATGTATTTCTCCGTATATGTTCGTATGTTAGCTTGTCCACATGATACATTATAACGTATTATATAGGGCTAGTCAATTGGTAACGTGTTGTGTTTTGGCAAAAAATTTAATGCCCGAGCTTCCGCTTCAATCTTGTTCTTGATGATTGGTGTGACGAACTTACGCACCTCCTCTAGCTCTACCTCATATTGCTCGCACAAGTGAATGATAGCATCCATGTACGAGCTTTTGTTTTCTAGTACGGTCCGCTCAACGAGCTTTGCGAACTTTGCCTTTGTTAGAAATTGTTTTTCTTGCATTTTCCTCGCTTGCCATTTCCTTAGTATAAACGCACCCAATGTCCGGGTAGAACACACCTTCCGATCGCTTCGGTGTACCATCTTTATTATATGCCATAGCGACGCAACGGAACTTGACAGGCGTAGCGCCATTCTCACCGTAGAACAGATCTGTCCACATACCAGTGCGAAGGTAGCTGTTCAGGTTAGCGAGGTATGCTTCAACGTGGGCATACTGCTCACGCTCTTTCGCGTCCTTGCTGTCGCGGAACGACCGAATCGAAGCGAGCATTGCCTTGTTGGTTTTCACCCACCCACGAACACGCTTCAAGCTGAACGTATCATCTTCGGGCAGGGCAACAACATCAGCATCATACTGGCTGTGCTTGGCAGGACCACGAGCAGCGCGGGCCTTGGCTAGACGTTCAGCGGCAGCCTTCTTCTGAGCTGCAGTCATCGTCCGCTTCTTACGAACCTTCTTACGCTCAGGTGCGCCAAGCAGCTCAAGTGCTGCTTTCTGCTTCGCTGCACGAGTAGCAGCTGCTTTCTTTGCGCGGGCTTTTTTCTGAGCTTCGGTCATCGGTTTGCGAGCCATTGCTATCACCTTTCCATTGTGTATGCCTTATTATAACACACGCAAACACAGAAGTCAACAACTTATTTGTCGGCTTCCCTAAGTTTTCTTAAGCACAACTCTCCATTTGCATCAATATATGAAGACAGATATCCATTGTCATTTAGGTGATGGATCGTTGTCTCGATAGCAGCTTCCATGTCCCGCTTACGGTCTCCTCGTCCGAGCATATAGCTGACGAAGAAGATTCCTCCACCGATCACAGCTGTTGCGATATATGGGTTATCAAACAATCTCGACCTCCTTATGGAAAAAGTACACCCCGGCTGTGTTGATCCTCTTCTGTTGATGTGATCGCGCATAGAGCGGGATCAGAGAGCAGGACCATGATGTTCAAGTGTGTCTGTATCGACACCCATGATAATGCCATGAAGATGATTATCATGTCCATCATGCCACGACCAGCCGGGTCATTGTTCATTGGGCACCTTTATTTATCAGCTAAAGGAAATCACGTTCTTAACACGGAAGCTTCGCCATGCCTGCTTATTGACGTCGAATGCGCGGATGACAACTACATCATACTCTGCAGGTCCTTTCGGGGCATGTTCTTCCGGAATCATATCTGTGTTCAGCGTACAGACCATATCCCGCTCCTCACCGTTAACCTTGGTGAAGATCACGCGACACTCACGTTGCCGCAGCTGTTCAATCATTTCATTACGTTGCATTTTATTCTCCAATCTTCGCCTTCAAGAGTTCAACATCATCGTACAATTCATCAATGGCGGCCATGTGATCCCAAAGTCGTTCTTGAATATCAACCATGCGAGCCTCAATCGATGACAACCTTTCAGTAAGCTCAGAGAGCTGCACTTCAATCCGAGAGATTTTATCAGTCATTAGAGTTCCCCTGTAGTACATCTAGTTGGTGTTCGATAACAAGCTGAATCTCGTCGATAAGAGCTTGCCCTGTTTCTGATTCGATTGCCATTTGACCTGCCTCAGATCCAGCAATCAGGTAAATCGTTTCGCGAGAAGGAACAAACGTTGAGGCAATAATAAGTGGAAGGCCGAGCCACAGGAACTTCAACGGCCAGAGATATTCTTTATTCTTAAGACGTTTCTGACCATCAGCGCGGCGCTCTTTGTCAAAACTGGTAGCAGCATCACCAGCAATCGCGGCAGTCACTAGGGTGCCCCCGGCAGCAAGGATTGAGATAATAATACCAACGGTAGCGAATGTCCCAGCCACGTTGGGTAGAACATCAGCAAAGTATAGGAACCAGGAAAGATTATTCATTAGTAGTCTCCCCAATCATTGTCAAGTCCAGTAGTAGCACGGTAGGTCTCGCCGTAGTACTGTTCGGCATACTCCGATGCGTCAGTGTAGTGCAGCTCGTCGCCAATCGATTCGTACCCAGCCGCTTCTGCGATCAGGGTCTTGAGATCTTCGAACGAGATTTTAAGCTTCTTGCCAGCCATTTGCTTCCAGCCTTTCTTTCATATTCAGAGCATCTTGTGCAGCCATCGTTAGCTGCGTTGCTTTGACACCATTGCGAAATTCTTTGAGGATGTAGGTGCCGTTGATTGTTGGTGACAGGTAGTAGTACTTGCTGTCACCGAACGACTTGTTAACATACTTAGCCAATCTGACCTTCTCCCCTACCATCGGAGTCCATAGCGAACATCTCATTATACATCTGATCTTCGTCAGAGAAAACATTGCGAACACCATATTTGTGCTCAGCAAAGCGAACTGCCTTGTCCCAGGTCTCAAACGTGTTGGAATCATTTGCGGTCTGTACTTCATAAGAGAAGCCAAAACCGTCGAGATTGACGATGATGTCCAGTTCGATGGTAGCATTGGTTGCCATGAACTTGCCATCAGCATATTTGGTGAACTTCATCAGCATGTTGTATCTCCTCTTGATGTACTTAATATAGTATCAACGATCGCAGATGTCAACAGTTATTTTGAAAAAAAGTTCATCCCCAATCCTTACGATCGGTTTCGTTTTCCCAGCCATAGTTATACTGGGCGAGCTCATCATCAGTCATATCGACTGCTTCAACGCGAGGAGACATGCCAGTACCACCGACATAATAGTGCGGATCATACGCTCGACCGTAGTAGCGGTCAGCAGATCCGCGGTCTTGCGGACCGCCGTGACGGATGAATCCATCAACCACGATTCCCATGTCTTCAAGGGACCGTTCGGACTGATGGATGTTGGGGTGAACAGTGATGAAACCATCATCTTCAATCATATCAGAATCGCGCATTATGCAGCCTCCAGGATTTCAACTTCATCGTCGAACAGGCGGAGTTCTTCGAAACCGAAGCTGTCCACCATGTAGTAGCGGCCATTGTGGCCAAAGATATCACCAACCGAGCTCGAGTGACCGCGAGTGCCGGGAAGCGCGCGGACAAGGTGACCGTTTTCCCAGAGGTTGGTCAGCTCAAAAGCCTTTTCGAGATCGTCAGTTTCAACTTCGTAGACAGCAGTGAAAAACTCAACCATCGAAGGTTCAAACTTCTTTGCGCCGAACATCAGCTTGTGCTTTGCATCGATCGCCGGGACCGACTGACCGGCGTTGAAAGCATCTACTTGAGCATTGCTCATCTGGATCTGGAAGATGGTGATCATGTTGTGTTCCTCTCTTGATATACTTAATATCAGTCCTCCGAGAGCAGATGTCAACGGGGTCGGAACATTTTTTTCAAAAAAAGTTTGTCTAGTCCCATAAGTTTTCTTACGCAAATGATAAATAACTATAACGCGGTTAAAGGAGTTTGTCAATGGCTTACACATATCTAATAGGATGGAGCAAACACGATAAGTTTTACTACGGTGCTCGCTGGGCAAAAGATTGCTCGCCTGACGATTTATGGAATACATATTTTACTTCCTCTAAACACGTTAAAGCGTTTCGTAAAGAACACGGCGAACCTGATGTTATACAAGTTCGCAAAGTGTTTGACGATGTTGATAAGTGTAAACTTTACGAGTGTAAAACCCTAAAGAGGTTAGATGTACTTAACAACGATAAATGGTTAAACAAAAACATCAATGGTATGTTCCTCCCTATTGGTCCTCAATCTAAAGAGCATATTAAAAATCGCGTTGAATCTTTTATTAAAAACGGTAAATGCAAAGGAATAGTTGCTTGGACCAAAGAAACAAATCCTGAATATGCTGAAAAAGTATCTAAAGCATTGAAAGGCAAACCTAAGTCTGCTGAACATATTGCTAGTATGCGGACGCGACCGCAAGATACTACTGCCCTTACTTGTCCACATTGCGATAAGACCGGTGACTACAAGAATATGAAGCGTTGGCATATGGATCGTTGTAAGCACAATCCTAACCGTGTTGCTGACATTGATCCTAAACTTGTCACTTGTACTAAATGCGGACATACTGCTAAACAATCACCTAACTTTTATAGAAATCATAACGAGCGTTGCAAGTTACGTCCATAATTCCTCATAATACTTGCCAAACAGCCTAAAGCCGTTGTTCATACGTTCTTGGTGTGCTTTACGGCCTTCCCAGTCGATGATCGGTTCTTTCTTCCACTTCAACGTGACTAGATCATCACTATCCGGTTCCATCCCCTCCCAGTCGATTTCACCTGACTCTGCCATATAATCTTCTTCCCAGAACGGGCGGTTCTTTTGCTCAAACGCCCAGATCATTTCATCAAGGACCCAATCCCAGCGTTCAAACCAGTGATCGTCTGTATCCCACTCATTCTCCTTTGGTGGAGCAGAAGTTGACTTTATTTCGTCGGGAACGTCTTCGTCATCGACCTGTGGAGCTCCATGCTTAGTAGCTTTCAGCTGCTGTAGCATAGGTAGAATGATCTTTGCGAGAGTGTAATCCATAGACCATGTATCGTGTGGATGGATTGTTATCTCTTCTGCGATATCTGTTTCCTCTGGATTTGGAATGTATACTTTCATTTTTTCTCCGTCCTACGATATGCTAAGTCACGCGCATCAGAATTCGCGTGACCCGAAAACAAGTAAAAGAAACCCATGAACATCCCCACGATACTAAAAAGTCGTAGGATAAAGTACATCGATGCCATAATGTGAGACCAGTCCGGCCACTGCCACATTATAAAACTTCCCCCCAGGAGAAATACACCAAGTGCTACACAGAGCATAGTGGTCGTCAAAACGGCGACCCGAAAGAACGTAAGAATATGTCCAATGTAATACCACATCTTGTAACGCGTTTCAGATTTCATAGCTCATTCTCCTGCTTACACTGCAAACGTTCAAGGAACCGATTAAGTTTTTCTTCAATCTCTTGTTTGAGCTGATCAGCCCGAGCGTTGCTTCTCACGGCGATGGTTTTTAGACAATCACCATCGTGTCCATATATCCCAACGTGTGCAGGATACCAACCATCGAAGAGCGATGAGTCATATGCTCCCATTGCCCCTCTGATTGGATGTCGCGCTGACATTACCTTTGTCCATGATGGATGTGGTCCCCATCGCCACCCGTACTTGACACGAACAGTGGATATTGCTAGAGGGCTAATACCTTCGATCAGATGGTTGTCAATGAAGCTCGGTGCAATCGGAGCGTCTTTTGTCATTATGTAAACTTCTCCACATCTCTTTCAATTGAATTATGTAGACTCATAAATCCACACATCATTCCAAGCATATAACTCTCTGGACCAAAACCAAACACATCATATAGAACATAGCGATATGAACCTTTTTGTTCCAGTTCACCATCAACTAATCGTTTCACAACCGAATAGAATGCCTTCATCTGATCATCTTTGGACATGGAATTCCACCACTCATTCATTTCACGCTCAGTTTGTTTTTCAAGATCTTCCTGAAGTTCACCAAGTTCGGTAAGTATATCCATTAGACTTTTCTTAGTCATCCAAAATCCTCCAATGTACGTTTCAATTCAGCCAAAACTTGGTTCAGTTTCTCTGCATCTAGTGCACGACAAGAAGAGATTCGATTAGGATGGAACACACGACCCTCATCAGTCTCTTCGGTTATGTCAAGCAACCTGAACAGCTCTTTGACTAGAACATCATACTGTTGTGCTTTACTTGTCAGGCTCATTGCAAAAATTCCTTCTCACATTCTTCACGAAGTACTTTCATAGTCTCTTGACAATTCTTTTTACCAGCAAAGACCATTACCTCACTCTCCTCAGATAGATCACTACGAGGACAAGCATATACAACAACATCACCTGTAGCCAATTCTTCCAGTGAAACCTGAATATCATTTTCAGTAAAGAAGTCAATTTCTTCCTGATAGATATTATTCATTTCGATTTCACGCATACGACCATTCGGTCGGGCATAGTAACGAACAGTAAGTGTATCAGTCATCATATCAATCATCCCATGCCGCATTGCCGTATCCTTCTTCCCAAGCCAAGCAAAGGTTCCATTCATCGTTGTTATTGAACGGATTGTCATTACTACTCAATCCTTCCTGATAAGCACGATACCCTTCATCACGAGCATCAGTTTCTGTCCATGTATATCCGTGAATCCAGTTATAGTATTCTTCGTCCATTTCAGTACAGATAGGTTTAACCATTTACCACTCCGTTCTATATCCAAGTTTACGAAGGTAGAAAGCTTCTTCCATCATGGCGTTTCCGCTATACATCTCGTAGTGACGACCTTCAACGAACTCTCCAGTCTTAGCATCATAGAGGTTCATGTAGTAGTTGCCGATCGATTCTTTAGAGAGATCTACTGGGTGGTTGAAGCGATGAATTTTTGCCATCTTGTCCTCCTTTTCTGATTCTAAAATATACTGATTTGGAGGAAGTGTCAACCGCTTTTTACGAATAGTGGATAAAATTCATCAACTTTACCAACTTGCCTTCTAACAGATGGACGTGATCTGGATATAGTTTACTAAACTTCTTTTTATATTCAAGCCACTTTCCAAATAATCCAACTTCTTCAATCTCTTGGTAGTTGTTCATATTTTCACACCAACGAAAGTCACCCGAATCATATAAGATAGGGCCAAAGATCATGTATTCACTATCCATACAATCTATGATTGCTTCAATCTGACGGTCTTCTGGTGCTCGTTTGTTGTAACCAAATTCGTCTAGAAGCGCTTCTTCGATTTCTTCGTATGCTTCATAGAAGTCATCATTCCAATCTAGTCTTACGCCATAGACTGTATAGACGTGTGTATTGATACCCATTATTCTACTGCCTTAATCATTCTTGGATACGCATACGGAGCATCACATTCTTCATCTGGAATAACAACAACTGTAAGCCATTTACCATCACCTGTAATACCTGGCATACCGTTGTTTGCTTCGTAAATCCCGTTATGTCCGAAAAATGCCTCACGAGGAAACCTACCACGTCCTTCATATTTCCATTTTCCAGCAGGTTTGAAATACAGAAATGTGCAGTCACTTGTATCAGTCATTATTCTTCTCCACAACTACATTCATAATATTCCACGAGTTCCATAGGATACCACACAATCAAATCTTTATTCAGCCACTTTGTATATGGGATCAAGCCTAAGAATTTCTTACGAACTTTTTGATATTCGTATGAGTAACCGAAACGAGTTTCACGTTTACACTCTGGCAACAACTCAATCTTTTCGTAGTCCCAAGCACCATAGTCACTAGCAACTTTTTCATATGCTTGTTTCATTCTCTAATTCCTCTTTCCAAGAGTAAAACTCTTCATAGTCAATATCAGGATCAATCCACTTGCCAGCAGCATATGCGTAATCATCTGCAATCTCTATAGCCTTTTTTAGTCTGGATTCAAGTAATTTGATACGTGCATCAGATTCTTTTTTACCTCTATCTAATCCTAAACCATATGCAAAAACAACACCACTCATCCCTTGCTTTCCTCTATCAGCTTTTCAATCTCATGCCGGACCCAATGAAAGTCTTCTGGTTCCGCATTATCAAGTAAGTCGTGTGCCTTAGCAAGACCTGCAATGTAAGCACGTCTCATTAGATCGACACTGCTTTCTCCAAAGTCAATATTCATTTGGTTTGCTGCTAACCATTGTTCCCAGTTCATTCTTTTATAATCCAATCCATGTCCATCCAGTCGGTGTCTTCTGGCATCAGCTCTACTTTGTCGCCATGCAGTTCTTGTAGTTGATTCCAAATATGCGCGTTGTTCATCCTTAACGTGTAAGCGCCTTTACCACAACGATATGTGCTACCACTAGAACCATAGAAATAATAAGCCCCGTCATCTTCTTCTACCTTTGTAATGCCGCTGTTCAATCGCCAAGAGTCGCCAGTTGTATAACCACCACTCCAGCCGGCTAGAACACGATAATGTGGGTCATCACCTTTGATTTTGATAACAACCCAGTTATCGGGAGAATAGTTACTCATAGTATGTCTCCATGCACTGAACTTTCGCTGAATCTGTTTCCATTCTACCACATATTTCCCACGGTGTAAACCCGAAAAACACTTGCCAGAAAACATAGATCGCAAGAACAATTGCCGAACCAACAGCGATCACAAACGCATAGAATAGACCACTAATAGCGCCACCAACATTATACATCACGATCCCTCATAGCTAATAGTTCTATCAGTCTTTTCATAAACTTGTGACCAACCGCAACCATACGCGGGTACAATCTCAACGAACTGTGGCAAATAGTTATTGTCTGTTTCGCCATAGCCACCAGCTAAGAAATAAGCGCCTGTTATCTCAGGTTTAGCATGTCTGAAGCGCGTTCTTTCCCGCATATAAACTTCAAGTGCTTTGCGTAGTCTAGCGTTTTCTTCTTTTAATTCTTCTAGGGTCATTTCTCACCTTCATATACCCAAGTACATGCGAAACACACCTTCATCATAAAACGAACAAATGCGTTGGGCACATGGCCTTTAGCTGGATAGTATGCCATGCCGCCTCCACCAGGCTTGTTGCCCCATAGGTAGCAAACCCATCCGCTTGGTTCAGGTAAATCAAAGGTGTCGAGATCGATCTTGTCACATGTTATCATTTCACTTTTCATTCAAGTATCCTCCTGAATATGTCGGGCTCGGTTGAATGGGACACGGCTGATTCATACAAACATATCCCATAACACCTTTCCACCCCATGCCACACTTTGGGCAAATCGTAGAAGGGAACGGATCATAAGGAGGTGTGGTAGGAGTCAAAGGATTCGCTGGTTTGGGCGAATTCCAAGGGGGTCGGGTGAGTAACCTCACTTCTTCGCGGAGCAGATCTAAATCGTTTTGGATCTTGTCCAGTCTCTTGATATATTCTTGCTTATCTGTCATGACTTGTCCATTTCTCTTGCTTGTGCTTTAAGGATCTCAATTTGAGCCAGAGCCTGGTCTTTATCGAGATAGTATTGATCTTCTTCATCGAGATAGGCTGTCGAGGTTCCAACATGAGTTGCGTCTTCTTTCTGAATAAAAAATTCTGTATCCAAGTCCCAATCAGGGTCACCGGGTTGCCATTGACCTTCGAGATCCTTGCGTAGGATACCGAGAACTTTATGCGTCACAAGTTCATAGGTGCGAAGAGGGAGGGTGTACCGAAACCAGTCTTGTCCGTCAATCTTTTTATGAATCTTGCTACGGTGAAATGCCTGATTGCGTTCTTTGATAGAATAGAACACATCACCAACTTTGAGCATTGTTGTGTCAAAATGTTTGTCTGTCATCTTCAATTCCAACCTCTTTGTATAGATTGCGTATCCTATGTCTTAGATCATATGGATTTGCTTGTCCGTTTGCGTCTTTGATCATTTCAGCAAGTGCTTGATCTTGATCTACTTTGTACCAATTGTATTCGCCATGTCTCTCAAAGAACTTGGCACATACCCTCACCCAAATCTCTTCTGACGAAGATATTGCATGTCTCACTTATTCCACCTCATACACATCTACACCAGCTTTCCTTCCCTGGCGGATCATATCGGCAGTACCAGCACCGCCTTCAAACGCTACGATAACATCTGGATTCTCAGAAGTCAACAT